TCCTGCATGGTGGAAAAAACTAGCACAACATAATATTGATGTTATATTCGCAGTTGATGGTTTCAAAGGAAAGCACGAACTATATCGTAAAAATACAAATTTTGATAAAGTAATAGAAAATTTAAAAGCATTTATTGATGCTGGAGGCAATGCGTCAGTTGATAGTTTAGTATTTTTACACAACGAACACCAAGTAGATGAACTTGAAACATACTTGTTAAACATTGGAGTACAAAAAGTAAACTTTGTTAGTACGACACGATTCTACGAAATGAAAGAATACGAAGTACATGACAATAACGGCAATGTAGAATATACTATTGCTCCTGCACAAACACAAAGATTTAAAAAAACACCGTCAAAGTCATTAACGGCATTACTAGATAAAACGTATAGAGATTCTGCAATAGCTCATAGTACAATTACGCCTAAATGTGAAATAGAAAATGGTATATATGTAGATCCGTATGGTGATATTTTTCCTTGTTGTTGGTTAGGAGGAGACTACTTAGAGCAGCCAATACAAGAAGTACTGCCAATACACCAATTGCGCAATCTAAGTGTTGAAAATACCAAACAAGTATTGTTAGATGTTGGTATTCCTAACTGCAAAGATGGTATACTATCTAACAATGCAACGTTATTTAAAAAGTTGTCTGATTATTGGGATGGAGTGGACAAATGTATGACATGTTCCCGACAATGTAGTAAACTAATGTATGAGAGTAATAACAAATATGAATGACTTTCAGCAAATTCCGTGGGATAACATTACAAAATTCGGGCAGCAAACTCTATTGGATACCAATCTCTTTACAGTATCATGGATACTTGCTAGATTTTGCAACTATAATTGTAGTTATTGTTGGCCTTATGCTAGAAGTAGCACTCCTGACCATCAAAAATTAGAAGTCTATTTAAAAACATTAAACAATATTAAACAGCAAGCTCGAGACAACGGATTTACTGATTTTCATTTTAGTTTTAGCGGAGGCGAACCAACTGCTTATAAATACTTTGGGGAGATTATAGATCATTACTGTAGGGATACAGCACCCGAGTACCAAAGCATCCACATGACGACCAATCTTAGCCCAGGCAGCAAATGGTGGAGTCGATGGTTAGAATCAACTAGTACTTTACAACGTAAAAGTATTACAGCAAGCTATCATGCAGAGTTTGCTAATGAACAAGAGTTTGGAGACAAATGTCTTCAGCTAATGAAAGGAGGAGTATATGTTACAATCAATCAAGTTATGGTTCCTGAAATGTTCGAAGAACTTTATGAACGCTTGGAACGATTTGCCGCCAGAGGTATTAACGTCACTCTCAAGCCCCAGTCCGATCCTACCGCCTCCCACGTGGTACATGGATACACTGAAGATCAGATCACAACAATGCGACAAGGATTCCCTCAGCACTGGAACGGAGAGCAAATCGCCCAAATTGCACTCTATGACAATAAAGGAATAAAATACGAATTAGATCAAGCAGAACGCTTTAATGCGTTTGGATTTAATAAGTTTGAAGGATGGACTTGCAACGCAGGCTATCAGGGATGTGTTATCCGCGAAAATGAAGTTAAACGTAGCTATAGTTGCCACGACGAACCGTTAGGTACATTAGATGACGGTTTTAAATTGTTTAAAACACCAAAGAAATGCGTTACACCTAGTTGTGTAAGCAGTGCAGATAGTAAAATACCTAAGAGGAAATTATGAAATTTGGAATACTAGGATATGGATATGTAGGAAAGGCTACGCACAGAGGCTTGCTTAATGATGCAAAAGTTATTGTGCATGATATTACATTTGACACCAAAAGAGAGATTTTAAAAGATGCCGATACAGTATTTGTTTGTATACCAACAGCAACGCAAACAGATATCGATACGGTTATTACTGAAATACAACTAATACAAGAATTTAATCCATCTGCAACATTTATAATTCGTAGCACATTGCCATTGGGCTCATGTGAACGTATACAACAAGAAGTAGGTGATATAATTTATATACCAGAATTTTTACGGGAACGTTATTGGGATACAGATTGTCTTAAACGTCCGTTGATTGTCGGTAACGATAATAAAGAATTACCAAAATGGTTGTTAGATGAAGAAATTAAAACATGTTCTACAACAGAAGCAGAACTAATAAAAATGTACTCTAATAACTTTGCTGTAATGCGTATTGCATTTGCAAACGTATTTTATGATTTGTCAGAAAACGTTGGTGCCGATTATAATAAAGTATTAGATATGTATTTGGATGTACAACAAGATCAAACATACATGGAAGTTCCAGGACATGACGGCACTCGAGGCTTCGGAGGCAAATGTTTGCCTAAAGATTTAGATTTCCTTATTGAAACACTAGATCAACACAACATTGATCAAAATTGGTTCAAACATATTAGAGAGTTAAATAACGGATGGAAAGAAAAGTTTTAGTAACTGGACATAAAGGATTTATAGGTAGCCATTATTATAACTATATTCGAGATAGTTATGATGAAGTTTATCCTTATGATAAAAAGAATGGAATCGCAGATGATCTAAGTAATGTTACAGTAGCAAAGAATGCACCCGACTGCAATGTTGTTGTACATCTTGCAGCAACAAACGGAACAAGACTGTTCTATCAAAATCCTACTGATGTTTGCATCAATAATACACTGCCTACTATTAACTTGATTGAACGTTATAGAAATACTGACACAAAGTTTGTATTTGCTAGTACATGCGAAATATTCAACAGCACAATAGACAACGGGTATTATCATGTACCTACTGATGAAGCAGTGCCAGTTATGTACAACGACATTACCAATCCACGTTGGAGTTATAGTATACCAAAGGCACTAGGCGAAAACCTAGTTGCTAATAGCGGACTTGAGTATCTCATCATACGTTACTTTAACGTATACGGTCCAGGACAAGTAGATCACTTTATAAATGAGTTTGTAGAACGTTGCAAGCAAGGTGAGTATTACATTAACGGTAACGACACACGTAGTTTTTGCTATATTGACGATGCTGTAAAAATGACAGATGAGTTAGTACGCAATCATAGTAACTTGACTGTAAATGTTGGCATCCAGGAAGAAATTAAAATTAGCGTAGTAGCAAAACTAATAATGGGTATTATGAATATCAATCCTGACAAACTTGAAATACGTCCTAGTCCTGTTGGTAGTGCAAAACGCCGTTGTCCGAATACGACTCTTGTTAGATCCTTAACAGAGTTTACAGATTATACACCGTTAATAGTTGGATTAAGAAAAACTGTAGAGAGTCTGCTATGAAAGTTAACATACAAGACGTATTATTTTGGATGGACGCTATCCGTAACAGTGATGATCGCTATCGCACACTTGAAAGTTTTTGGAAAGGCCAAGTAAATAGCAAAGTATGGCTAACTGAACAATTAACTGGATTTGTACCTGTTAGACCGTTAAATATTGTTATATATGGCGGATGGAACGGAGTGCTGGCAAGTATACTCTTTAACTCTAACATAGCTGTAAGACGCATTACAAGCGTGGACATAGACCCTGTGTGCGAAGATATAGCAAACACAGTAAACAAGCGTTATGAAATGGAAGGCAAGTTTAGTGCTGTAACAGCAGATATGTGTGAATACACTACTAATGCTGATGTAGTTATAAACACTAGTTGTGAGCACATTTCACAACAACAATACGACCAATGGTTAAACAATCAACCAGATACTGCTACATTTGTATTACAAAGTAATAACTATTTTGAATTAGACGAACATATTAGATGCAGCACAGACTTAGATGACTTTGTGCGCATGAGCAACATTAATTCTTATCTGCGAAAAACATTAGAAACACCTAAATATGAACGTTATATGATTATCGGAAAAAAGAAAAATGTCTAAATATTGGTATGCAAAAGAAGATACAAGACTTGGCAAGTTCCAAAGACAATTGGAGTCTAAATCGAGTTGTACATTTTGTGTATTACCTTGGATACATTTAGCAACCCGTCCTAACGGTGATATGCGCTTATGCTGTACTGCTAACGCCAGTGGCGCCGGGGACAACCACACAGTTGGGTTAATTAAAAACAAAGACGGTAGTCATGCTAACTTTGGTAAAGTAACTCCTATGGAAGCATGGAACAGTGATTTTATGAAAAATGTTCGTAATACTATGCTTGCTGGGGAAATACCAGCAAGTTGTACAGGTTGTTTTGATGAAGAATCACAAGGTATCGTTAGTAAGCGCATATGGGAATCTGCTACTTGGTTAAATGACGAAGGAGTTGATGTTGAAGAACTTATTTCCCAAACTCAAGAAGATGGCACAGTTCCTGAACAGTTACAATATTTAGATTTAAGATTAGGACACACTTGTAATATTAAGTGTGTAATGTGTAGTCCGCATGATTCGAGCAAATGGGTAGCAGACTGGAAGAAACTTGTTCCGCAGTTAGAAGACGAATCTGTAAAACAACAGCTAACCTGGGACAAAAAACAGTTTAACAACAAATGGCACGAACGCAAAGAATTTTGGGATGAGCTTTATGCACAAGTTCCAAATTTAAAACAAGTATATTTTGCTGGCGGCGAGCCACTAATGATCAAAGAACACAAAACGTTCTTGGAAGAAATTGTTAGACAGGGTTACGAGCAGAATATATTATTACGTTACAATTCAAATGGAATACTTGTTGACAAAGAACTAATTGAACTTTGGAGTAAGTTTAAAAAAGTTAAGTTTGCTATTAGTATTGATTCCTATCAAGAACGTGATGAATACATTCGATATCCAACTAAGTTTACCGAAGTTGAAAGCACACTAAGACTATTAGATGACACACCAGATAATATACACATTAGTATAGCAACTGCTGTGCAGATTTTTAATATAAAAACTATTCCAAATTTTATTAAATGGAAAGTAAACAGTAATTTCAAAAAAGTAAATGTAGGACTTATTGATGGAAACATAATGGGCGGCGGCTTGGTAAATGCGCACCTTGTACATATTCCAACATTTCTTAATATTACAATATTACCAGAAGCTGACAAGCAAGAAGTGCGTGAAAGATTTGGAGAACTTAAAGATTGGCTTTGGAATAACTTTACACAAGACGACGAATTTTGGATACATAATCCTAAAGGTTGGCGTCAATGGGAAGGATTACTAAAGCACATGGATTCAAAAGACAACAGTCATTTATTATCTGGATTTAAAGAATATGTAAACAAACTGGATGCAATACGCAAACTAGACGCAGCTAAAGTATTTCCTGAATTAGCACACTTGTTATGAATGTCCTGCATTTGCTTTAAGAGAAAAATTAATTCTAATATTTTTAATTTCTCTTTTCAACACACTTACTAAATTTTCCTGTGCTAGCAATCTGTGCTTTAAAGAATATTTTGCAGCAGTACCTTCGTAGCAAAAAATATTTGATAGGTTAACAAGTGTCTTTAGATTAGGATCAATATGGTCTACAATAGATAACTCGTTGAGTAAGTCTGTGTATACGAATACATATTCAACACCGTCTTTGCGAGGACAATTCTCCTGCCAGTAATCTAATGCACGTTGGTTGTAGTCGTAAAATATCACACGGCCCTGGTCAACTAAGTCTAGATATAATGTTCCGCTTGCTGGTAGCACCAGCTGTTGGTATGTTTCATTGATACCAGTAGTCCATTCGGTATTATCGATATGTACATATTCTTCCTTGCAGTAATTAAACTTATGTTCTATATATTCTGCATGTATATAATAGTCTTGTTCGCTTTCTGGATAATAATGTTTTTTATTATTTCTAATAGACTCGTTGAATACAATAACTGGAAAATTATTTTCAAATGCCAGTCGTAAAACGTTCCATCCATGACACCGATTTGCATAACCCACCTTACGTGTTCCTGTTGT